AAAAGCAGAGTATCAGAGGAAAGTAGGAACAAAGAAGGAGGATAAATAATGGCAATAACTTTCAATAACATCCCTGATTCCATCCGAACTCCAGGGGGCTACATTGAGGTTGATAATTCAAGGGCATTAAAGGGACTAACTCAAAACCCACATAAAGTTCTTATTGTTGGCCAGAAGGTTTCAGCAGGTACGGCAGATTCAGACACACTAATGGCAATCACAAGAGATAATCTTGCTGATGGTTATTTTGGTGCAGGTTCTGTTCTTGCCCGTATGTGTAATGTCTTCAAGGACAATAACCCAAATACAGAAATGTTTGCAATGGCAATAGGTAGTGGGATTGCTGGTACTGCTGCTTCTGCAGAGATCCAGTGTTCAGGTGCTCTTGCTGGTGCTACTGCTTCTGGAGCCCATACTTGGTACTTAATGGGGAATGGTATTGCTCTTGATATAGCAATAACATCCGGTATGTCTGGGCAGGGACTTGCTTCAAAGATTGCATCGGCCGTCAATTCAACATCTGCTCTTCCATTTGTTGCAACAGTAAGTGGCGGAGATGTTGGTTTTTCTGCTGTCAATTCTGGAACCCTTGGTAATTATCTGAATATCAGGGCTAATTATTACGCAGGACAGTCAACTCCAAGTGCATTTTCTGGAGATCCAATTGCGTCCCACTATGATTCATTTGCGGCTGGTGCAACTGATCCTGATCTTGGAGATGTATGGGCAGTAATAGATGGTGAGCAATTCCATTATATTATTCAGCCTTGGATTACAGCAACAGCATTGACAGAGATTGAAAGTGAGCTTGACGATAGATTCTTGCCTCTTGAGGATCTCCAGGGTCATGGCTTTGCGGTAGTAAGAGGAACTCAGGCAAGCTGTACAACTCTTGGTAATAGTAGGAACGGTAAGCATAATACTATTATGGGGGCTTATGATGCTCCGCAGGCTCCTGAAGAGTGGGCAGCAGCACTTGGTGCAGTAGCAGCATGGAATCTTAATATTGATCCAGCAAGGCCTCTGCATTTTCTTAAGATGAAAGGGATACTACCTCCACCGGTAGAAAACAGGTTTGTACGGTCGGAAAGAGACACCCTACTGTATGATGGTATTGCAACCTATATCGTTGACTCAGGAGGCAATGTACTGATCGAGAGATGCATTACAACTTATCAGTCCAATGCTCTTGGTCTTCCTGATCCAAGTTATCTTGATGTTCAGACTCTTGCAACATTGAGTGAGATCAAATACCAGTACAAAACAAGGATGATTAATCGTTTCATCATACCAAGATTTAAGCTTGCAGATGATACATTCCCTGTTCAGCCTGGTACTTTTGTTGCCACACCTAAGACAGTTAAACAGGAAACGATTGCCTTGTTTACACTACTTAGGGATCAGGGTCTTATTGAGAATCTTGATGACTTTATTGATAACCTTGTAGTGGAAAGAGATGCAGCAGATGTAACAAGGGTTAATGTACTTTTACCACCTGATCTCATCAACCAATTTAGGCTGCTTGCAGGTCAGATTCAGTTCATTCTATAAAACATCTTTATTTATTTTGTGTTTTATAATATATTAGGGGTAGCAGTATTCGGCAACCATTTGAAGGCCACCTGCCCTAGAGGATAAAACCTTTCGGGCGAGTGGCCTTTTTTATTTTAACAGGAGGATAAATAATGGCAGGAAGAATAACAGGAAGAATAGAAGTTCTTGTAAACGGTCAGACCTTACTTAATAAGGCTGGCGCTGTTGCTTCTGGTATTGGTTTGAGTGGTCAACCAAACTTCGAGCTAGCAGAGGTAATGGGGGATACGGGAATTCATGGTTTTACTGAAAATCCAATTGTAGCAAGATGCGAAGTAACCATAACAGATAGAGCTGATATCCCTCTTAATGATATTGCTGCTATCAGAGAGAATGGCACAATCATTTTTAGGGCTGCAGGTGGTGGTAAGGTTTACACTATGGAAGGCGCAACCTGTACAAGAAACTTTTCTGTTACTGGCGGAGAGGGAGAAACACCTGTTGCCTTCGTTGGTCCTTTTTGGACAGAGACAGTAAGCGAAAGTTAATAAAAACATAACATTGAAAGGAGCCTTTGAATGGACACAAAAAAGATAACACTGAAGTATTCAATACCAATACCTAAAGAGGGTGGTGGTACAGTAAATACAAATGAACTCGTTATGGGGAGACTTAAAGTAAAGCACCTTAAGCTATTACCTGAAGGGTTTATGGAGTCGGAAGGTAAGGCTATTAATCCAGTAGAAATGATTTCTGTAATTGCTGGATTGACAGATATTTCGGTTGAATCTGCAGAGGAAATAGACATAGACGATCTTTTTGGTATCGTAGAAGTGTTACAAGATTTTTTGGACGTTGCCCCCGAGACTGGGAAGACTCAGTCCTAGCAATTGCCAAGTTTTATCATTTCCAACCAAGCGAAATAGATAACTTGACAGTTCCTAAAGATTTGGTCTTCTGGGATCAGGGGATAGTTAGATTAACAAGTAATGAGGGTTAAAAAGTAATGGCTACAACTTTCGATTTATCAGTCTTGTTTAGAATTATAGATAAAGCAACTGCACCTGTTAAGAAAATCAATACAGTATTTTCTAAAACGGGCTTAACGATTGCTTCTGTCAATAAACAATTGAGGCTGGCAAGTTTTAGGTTGGCTAAATTAGATGCACAAATGACCAGCATTGGGGAAAATATTAAAGGTTCTGGTTTTTTTCGTATGGGGGAGAGGATGACTGCATTAGGCAAGTCTTTGTCTATTATGGTTACTCTTCCTTTGGTTGCTGCTGGTGCTGTTGCTGCAAAGACTGCTGTTGATTTTGAATCAGCTTTCACAGGGGTTAGAAAAACAGTTGAGGCAACAGAACCTCAATTTGAAATGATTCGTCAAGGGTTAATAGGCATTACAAAAGAAACCCCTGCTACTTTTGTTGGGTTATCAAGTATAGCTGCAATGGCTGGACAGTTGGGAATTGAGACAGAAAATATAATTGGCTTTACAAATGTAATGGCCGATCTGGGGGAAACCACAAATCTTGTTGGAGAGGAAGGGGCGACAGTCCTTGCCAGGTTTGCTAATATTACTGGTATGGCTCAGACAAATTTTGATCGTCTTGGATCAACCATTGTTGACCTTGGTAATAATTCAGCAACAACAGAAGCAGAGATTGCAGCAATGGCCTTAAGGTTGGCTGCAGCCGGAAATCTTGTTGGCTTAACTGAATCAGAAATACTTTCCATGGCTGCAACTCTTAGTTCTTTGGGCGTACAGGCTGAGGCTGGTGGTACAGCGTTCTCAAAAGTAATGAGATCCATTGATAAGGAGATTGGTACTGCAAGTGATACATTAGGTGGTTTTGCTGCTGTATCAGGTCAAACAGTAGAAGAGTTTGAAAAGTCATGGGAAGAGAACGCAGGTTCAACTATGCTTGCTTTTATTGAGGGTCTTGGTGGAGTTGAAGAAAAGGGATTAAATGTCAATCAGGTTCTTGATGCCTTAGGTTTCGAAGGCATAAGGGTTTCGGATTCTTTACTTAGAGCTGCTGGAGCTGGTGAACTTTTTAGAGAGACAGTAGAGCGTGGAAATGAAGCATGGGAGGAGAACACGGCCCTCACAGAAGAAGCAAATTTAAGATATGGAACAATGGCCTCTCAGTTTAGTATTGCTAAGAATCGCCTTATTCTTTTGGCCAATGCCTTTGGAGAAATAATAGCTCCGGCCTTATTGAAGGTGGCTGATATTTTAGGACCAATAATTGATTGGTTAGCGGAATTAGGCCCAGTAACAAAAATATTTATTGTTGTCTTAGGGGCTTTGACTGCTGCATTAGGTCCTGCTCTTTTGGTTCTTGGTTTTATGGCTCAATCATTAGGGGCCATTATAACTTTATTTAAAATGTTGAGTGGAGCACAAGGAATTGGATCTCTTACTGCCTTAATTCCAAAAGTCCTTGCTCTTGCTGCTCCATTTGCGGCTGTTGCTCTTGCTATTGCTGCTGTTACTTTAGCAACAATCCAATTAGTTAAACACTGGGACACCCTTAAGCAGCCTGGCGTATTTCAAGACTTTGTTAGTTGGCTTTCTGGAGTTGATCCAGATGCAGCAGCATCAATAAAAAAAGCTAAACAATTAGAAGATGCAGGTCTCCCAGAACAAGCAGCCGAATTTAGGAGTTTGGCGTTTAAACAACAAAGTGGAGCAGCTCCAACAGTTGGAGCTGGTGGTGGTGGCTTTGGTGGCTTCGGTAGCCTTGTTGAACAAGGAAGATCGTTTAGAGCCCAGCAAGAAGAAGGGGCAGAAGCAAATGTAACTGTAACCGTATCTGCTGCTGAAGGATCAGAGGCTCAAGTTAAAGAGGTAGTAAATAAAAGAAGAGGCAAGATTAATGTCAATGTTTTTTCTGAAGCATATACAGGGGTAAATTAATATGGCTATTAAAAAGATACAATTTGCATCCTGGAGAGATAGATTACAAGATGCTTCATTTAGAAGCATAGATTTTAAGGTTCTTTCTGTTGATACTTCAGTGGGCAGAAGGAATGTTTTGCATCAGTATCCTTTCAAAGATGAACCATACATAGAGGATCTTGGTTTAGACGCAGATGAGTTTTTAATAGAAGGGTATATAATCCAAAATATAGATAATGATTTTGATTATTTCCAGGAAAGAGATAATTTGATCAATGCTCTTAAACAGGAAGGATCAGGAACTTTAGTTCATCCATTTTTAGGTCAGAAGACAGTTAATCTTTTAGGCAAAGCAAGGGTAAGAGAATCATTTAACGAAGGCGGAGTTGCAAGATTTACTATGACTTTTGTGCTTGCAAAGACTTCTGCTCCGTCATTACAAGCTTCTCCTTATCCAAAATCAGAGCAAGATCATAAAGAGGCTGTTGATCAAGCAGTTGATAAATCTTCTAAGAAAGCTCAAGATGGTTTCGGTGATGCTTATAACCCAGAAGATATGCCAGGTCATACCGCTAATTCTGCTCAAGATTCTATTGACTCTTTGAATTCTTTATTGGCAAGAACAGCGCAATCTATCCAGGGGCTAGGACCTGCTCAATTAAGTACATCTCTTGCTGCTTTGTCTGAATCCTATTTAGGAATAACGACATCTACTATTTATGATGCATGTTCTTTGGGTAGTGGTATCATAGGAATGTTTAA